GCAATTCTTCTATTGGAATCTCCAAAGCATCATTGAGATATTCAATCTCTTGCTCTGTTGCTTCGTTAATTTCTTGTTCTTTAAGAAATTTATTCCAATTCTCTAATAATAATTTCATTCTTTATCCTACAAATATTTTAAGTGGTGTCTCGGTCACAATGGCTTTGGCGCTATCGACCATTTCTTTGTCTGTTGCCAAGAGCTTGTTGTATGTCAATTCGTCAAGGATTGTCTTCAATTCGTCTCGGAGAGCGTCTTGCTCTGCCTTGGCCTGACTTAGCAGGTCCGACGCGTTTAAGCTTATAGACTCTCCAGGAATTGGCACGTTTCCACCAAACTTTCCTCTTACCTGTCCCAAGGTTTCCTTGCTCAATGCGAGAGCGAATCTTCTGATCCATTGCTTGCCCATTGAATTGATGTTCTCGTATGGAACGTTCTCAAACGGAAGAGTGTTCATGTTGTTGATGCCATCTTGACCATTATCATCGTCGTCTTCCCAAATGTCTTGGTCGTCAACTGTAAAACGAAACCAGAACTTCTCCGGAGACACACCGGATGGGATTGGGTATAATCTTAGCTTATTATCAATAACTTCGTAGCTGTAATGCGATGTGCGAGTGTAAAGGTGGTCTTCATAGGAGATGGCTTGTATCTTGTTTTGCCAAGCCGGAATTACCTGAAATGAGGAATCATCGGCATATTGTCCGTAAGTGTGCATGTCGCCAACAACATTAAGTCCGCCATAATATCCATAGAATCTCCACATTGCCATTGGCGTTCTGTAGAATACTTCTCTAATCTTAATTCTTTTTGTTCTGTCAATTGAGGCATATGGAACATCACCGGCTAACGCTGATGCTGAGACAATTGACTGTAAGTCATAGTCTTGCTGATCATTGACTGTTGTAACGGAAGCAGAATAAATTGTCTGGGTTCCACCAACTCCGGCTTCTGTTGCGAACTTGTCTCCAATCTTAAATGCAATCTCAAAATTTAGCTTGGGATATTTAAGCTGAGCGTTCGTTGGGCCGGCTGTTGCTTCGCCTTTATGATCAAATGATCCTGTGGTTCCGCCAAGAGCAGAGCCCAAGATGTTCTTTGACTGATGAACGTTAATGAGATAAGAATATTCTAATACAGCATCTTCATAACTGGCATAGACATTGTCTTCTGTCAATTCAATATCAAGAACGTCTCCACCCAATCGCTTGTATGTAAAAGCGACTTGTGCAGCAGCACCTGTTAAGAATTCTTGTGAAGAATTGTAAACCTTCATAGGACACGCAGCCGCTACATTTGCGGGACTACCTGTAATCGGCAATATGATTGCAGATGTTTGTGATGTTGGTGTAAGCGTTGGTAAAGCCATTCATTATCCTCCGAGACTTAATAAATAGTTTAGATAAAGAGAAAGCCTCTATTTTGAGGCTTTGTTGAAACTTGATTTACTTTTGGACGCTTTCTTTTTCTTTTCGGCGGCTTCTTTCTTCTTAGCAGCTTCGGCTTTCTTTTTCTTTGCTTCGTCTGCTTTTCGCTTTGCTTCCGCTTTCTGCTTGGCTTCAGCTTCTGCTGCAGCTTGCTTTTTTGCTGCTTCAAGAGCTTTCTTATTTTCTTCTTCAAGCTTTTTCTGAGCTGCTTCTGCGGCTTCTTCCGCAGCTTTTTTCTTTGCCGCTTCAATAGCAGGATCCACAGGAGCATGAGCACCGAGTTGTTCTCTGATTGCTTTTGCTTCAGGTGTTCCCTCTTGTACTTCAGAGAGTTGTTTCAATAGCTTTGCCTTTCGGGCTCTGCTTAAAAATTTAACTTTGTTAGACATTTTGTGTTTCCTTGTGTTAATATTACAATAAATAGTCTAATTTTCGGTTTTATCTATTCTCGTCTCTAGGATGACTTCTCCTAATTCTTTTATATGTTCCAAGAGGTTTTTCTGTTGTTCTAGAAGTTGCTTTACTTGTTCTTCTAGGTTTGCTATTCTTTGTTGTTGTAGCAAATCTACTATCATTTTTGTCTCCTAAGTCTAGTAATTAGTTATTAAAAAAAAGAAAAGCCTTCTTCCAATGGAAGAAGGCTTTTTGCTTAAAACAGAATTTTAAAACAAATTAAGCGATAACCATTTCAGCAGTTCCAGTGATTTCACCGGCTATAACTTGCCAATTTGAACCATCCCACATTAAACCAACTGATCGTGAACCTAGGTTTGATGTAATGTTGCTTCCTGCAGCAAAGCTAGCAGGTGTAATTACCAAATCAACGGCGTTACTTCTAGTTTTGTGTACAATAAACTTCACTTGTCCTGCTTCTGTGCCATTAGCCAAAGAAACGTGACTTGAGTTAGTAGCAGTTGTTATGAATGATACAGGTAGCACCAATGATAGTGCTGTGGCACTTCCACTACCGTTTCCAGCAGCAACTGTTTCAGAAGCCAGCCCAAGCTTTGTAGCACCAGAAATCGCTGGTGATGTCAATGTTGTGTTTGCGAGATTCAAATCTCTATCTACGGCTTCCAAAAGAGCCTCAAGTCGGGCTAAGCCCATTCTACGATTTCCCATAATATTTCTCCTTTTAAATTTATATTATTGCAATAACTTGATTTTAATCAATGAACCTATTCCAGCCACCTCGGAATAAGAACTTTCTATGGACAGTGGCCTCGTCCAAAGGAGAGTAAATCCAAGTTACAATAAATAGTTTCATCTTTTGCTTTTGTTCAAAACAAAAAAAAGCCCCCGACCAATAAAGGAAGGGGGCTTAATCTCAACTGTCTAAATTAATTAGCTAGTTGCGCCAGCTTCTCCGAGGAGTCCGCGAACGATAACAAGACCGTACATATCAGGACGAACCATCTTCTTAGCATAGCGAGTCATTACACCCTTGCGAGGTACAAAGTCTTCTACACCGAAAATAGTTGGAGTAGTTTGGAGTGGAACGTAAGGAGCATAAACATAACCACTTTCAAGGAAAGAGTTACCTTTACGGCCCATAAGAATTACGTTACGTGGGAAGTAAGGATCAACGATTACGTCGAACTTACGGCTGAGAGATCCAATCTTAACAGCACCGATTTCGCCTTTGTCAGCGTCAGCAGTTACGTTAGCACGGAATCCAGCAGTGAACTCAAGAACGTTAGCAACTTCAGGAGAAACTACACAAAAGTTAGCTCCACCACGAAGTGTCTTACGGTGAATTTGAGCAGAAACGTCATTCATTGTTTCAATGAGAGTCTCATACCATTCACTAACTGTTCCAGTGAAATCAGGAGCAGCAGCAGTAGCACCAATCTCAGCACCAGTTACACGATTAACGAACAATCCTGGAGAACGAGACCAGTAGAAAGTTCCAGCCTTAGCACCGTTCACAAGATCAGCAAGGATCTCACGATCGATTTCAAGAGCAATTTGCTCAGAAAGGATAGAAGTAAGTTCTACTTCAGCGTCAAGGTTGTGATAAGCATTCAAGTCTTGACCAAGCTCAGGAGTCCATTTAGCTTTAAGCTTCTTGGTTTGAGCGGTGATCGCGATTGAATCAACCTTGATGTCGATTTCTGGAATCTTTTCAACATTTTCGAATGGCATTGAGAAAGAACTAAGAGCACCACCGGAAGTCGCAGAAGAATCTGCTTCGTCTTTCAATGGGAAAGTTAAATCACCTGTTCCAACAGCAACAGCAAGGTTGTCACCTAGGAAATCTGATTGTTCAGTAACGTCACTTTGGTCCACTGAGAATACATAGCGAATTGCTTCGAAAGCACTCATGGAATCTGTTGCGGATACTTTTTTAGTCAAACGTCGAATTTGGGAAAGATTGCCCACATCGGTCAACCCGGTAACATCAGCAGCTGCAATTGCAAGAATAAACGCTGACAAATTATCAAAATCTGGGTTACCCTTAGTATCAACATGTTCTGATTTTTTTAGGTCCAAGACAATGATGCCCTTTTCTGTACCAGTAAGAGACAGAAGATCCGGATCATATTGAATATATTTTTTACAGACTTCTGAAACATCACCATCCAGTTTAAAAACTGTTGTTTTACTTCCTGCACCAGAAGCGATTACAGATGTATTGCTACCGCTTGCAGCAGCATATGCATAACCTGTCATTCCGCGCATCCCTGAAGCATCAGCTTTGGTGCTAGCATCAACCAGACTAACACCACCAGTAATTTCTGAAGCAACACGGTTTGTGCCGTAGATTGAGTCTTCATTAGTGTGACCGAACAAACCAGTTGTTCTTGTTGCGCCATCACCAATGTCAGCTCCATATGTGAAGTCAAGAAAGAAGATGAGTCCGGATGGAAGGCTCATCGGTTGAACGCTTACGAGATCGTTAGCGATAAGTCCGGCGAATACACGACGAACGATTGGAAACGCAACAGCTGCGA